TCCATATGGTGGAAATACAACTAATTTACCTTCTTCAGTTTTAATCGATTTATTCTGGTTTGGAAAAACTAATTCTCCGCCTTCAGTTACTGTATTTAAATGAAGCACTACAGATGCATATCGTAATAATGAATGTTGCTTAGTAGGATCATGTAACGCAGGCACTTCCCCATCTGAATGGTATCTACAAATATCATTAGGTCTGTAAAAGTGATATTCATATCCTGTATCGCCTGAGTTAAACGATGGACAATATCTTTGTTTAACTATATTTTCTTGTATATCTATAAATATAGCATGTAGTTCATTATCTAATTCTTTTAGTTCTGGAGTTTCACTTATATTAACCGTATACCCATCTCTATTATATTCTGTTGGTTTAGATGGATCTATAAAAGGTTTTACAGAACCCCGTATTTTTTTAACTATATCTGAACTAAGATAATTTGGAAATTCTAATATCATATTTATACTATATATAATCTTTTTTGTTTGCTACTTCTAAACCCATATATCTCCTCAGGTTCATCAGAAGGTAATCTAATAAATCCGCCTTGTCTAAATCTCATCAGAGCTAGCGTCGTGCTATCAACTAAGTCATCATTAGCGCCACTAGGAAAATCATTACATTCCTCAATAACCTCATGTGCCCATCGTCTATCTGGAGCCCATACTATACCACTTCTAAACAAATCTGACACGGCATTTACTCGACTTATTTTATCTTGCCCTTTACCAGGGGTAAATTCACCTACAGGAATGCCCATACGCCTAAACTCTTGATAGAGTGCTGCACCATTAGATTTCTTTTCTACTAAAAACGAATCTGGCTCCCATTCTTTATACTCTGCAATGCATAGTTCTTTAAGCTCTGGGAACTCTAATCGTTTCTTAACTGAATTTAATAGTATTATATTATAGTTATTGGTTTCTTCGTTAAAAAAGACGCCCCAAGTGGTGAGCGCGTTATAGTCCGCTCTTGTATTCGCCTCCTGGGCAGCATCTAAACTCATAATAGTAAACTCACAACTTGGTGGATTTTCTTCTTCCCATATCTTCCACCACTCTCTTTTAATTAATGCGCCTTCTTCTGATACTGGATTTTGTAAATACTGAGCATTCCAATATCGTACATCAAGTGCTGCTTTCTTTGCCTGTAATTCTTCTAAACTCCAAAACTCAGGCCAAAGTGGTTGCTCTATACCTTCTTTATCTTCTATAATGGCTGGAAACTCAACTACTTCCCACTGATCTACTGCATCATTCTTAATCATCTGGTTCACAATTTGCCCCGTCAGATCAAGTTTAGACCACCTTGTCATCACAACAATAATCGCACCGCCCGGCATAAGACGTTGAATTGGACCAGACTGAAACCACTCCCAAGCAGGGAGAAAAACATCAGCTCGTCCAAGCTTAGCATCCTGTTCAGAGTGTGGGTCATCAATGATAAACAAATCAGCCCCGCGACCAGCGAGGGCACCACCCACACCAATTGCAAAATACTCTCCATTATAGTTTGTCCCCCATCGTGATGCGCTCTTCGAGTCAGCTTGTAATTCTACTTCCGGAAATATGTCTTTATACGCATCCGAGCCCACCAGATTACGGACACGACGACCAAAACCAACCGCCAGATCAGCTGTGTGAGACGCCATAATAACCTTTTTGTGAGGAAATTTACCGAGGAACCATGCAGGCGCAAGATACGAGATAAGCTCAGACTTCCCATGTCGTGGCGCAATATTAACGATAACTCTTTTTTTCTTTCCTGCAGCAATATCTTCAAATATCTTAGCCAACCGTGCATGATGTGCTCCTACCTTATACCCAGGGTATACGTGATGTATAAATTCTAAAAATGATGTGCTTCCAACATCTTGTACTATTTTACCACCCATAGCCTCGGCTAACCCATCGACTAGTGGTTTCTCATCGTCAGCTAAATGTTGCTTATGCGCCTGTAAGAATACAAGTAGGCTACTTATCCTTCTCTCTTGTTCTTTCTTTTTCTCTTCAGGTGATAACTGCTGTGGGGCTTTACTCACCATTCTCTATGATCTCGCCTTGTACATCTTTTACTTCTATACGTTTCTGAATTTTATTTACTAATACTTTTAACTTCTCTTCTATATCATCGAGTGACATATTCGTATGTATAACTTCTGTTGTCTTTTTGAATGCATTAACACCATCAACTTCTCCGATTGCTCTCAATGCAGTAATTCTTTCTTTAGGTTTATCCGCTGTTGTGGCTTCTCTTATTAACCCGTTCACTACAAATGTCTTTAACTCACTTAGGTCATCTACCACAGACGCATTGAGTGACTCTACCATCCCAGCAAGGCTAGCTAATGTTGAGTTTTTGTATTTCTTTAACTGGATTTTTGTTTCAGGATTCTTAATCATTGTTTCTGCTATAGTTTTAGCCTCTTGGAGATCTTCTTGCGTAGCCTGGATCGGCTCTCCGACTAAGTCTGAGACTAATTTAATGGTATTAGCCATCATTTCTAGCTCTTCTTCGTTAGATAATTCAGGTAAAGCATCTCTAGCACTAAGAGGAATAGGTATATTTTCTTCAATATGGGGGTACATAACGACTGCGTCGTCGTCAAATTGGGTAACTTCTTGATCTTCTTGGTTATTCATCAATAGTATACCATCCTGTTACTATATATTTATCTTTTGAATAAACAGGGTTACCACGATGCATATGGGTAAAAGCTGCTGGAAAAATAGATATTGTCCCTGCTTTTGGTTGAATTCTAATTCCTTGCCATAAAAATTCTGTTTCACCTTCACCCTCTGGAACATCATTTAAATATATAGTCCACGCTAAAATTCTATCTACAAATTCTAATTCTGATTGCTCACAGTGCCATACATGATATCCGCCTCTAATAGGTGTTTTTTGTAGTTTTATATGTTTAGAACTTATTTTTGGTTGTTTTATTGGGAAATATTCAGCAGCATACATATCAATCGCCTTAGATAAATAATTATTAACTATTTTAACTTCTTCAGGAAAAGAATTATCTATATGTATTGAGCCATCATGCCTACCTAATTCTAAATTAAAGAACTGTTTATCCCCTTTATAATGTATTCCGCCCGATTTTATAGTATCTTCGTACAGATTTATAAAGTTATTACATATGTCTAAGGGTACAATATTTTCATAGTCACCTATGAAGTGTAGATTTGAGGTACATTTTTGAATAATCATGTGTCGCTGTTACACCTTTGAATTTATTTGCAGCTAATTCATTTATTTTATACTACTTTGTCATTAAGTCGCAACCTTTTTTAGTATAATGTCTATATGAAAGACTTAATTATAATTACTATTACCGGTATTTTCTTTTGGCTCGTAGCTACTTGGCCTATGCCCGGTCTTACATCGTGAAAACTACACTCACTAAAAAGAATTTAGAGATACTCTACACTATGGCGTGCCAGATGGCGCCTTTCAATACCCTTCCTATGCCTAAATCCCGCAAAGTTAAATTTAAAGTCATTAAGAATCCTAATATATACGGTTGTTTTGATGAGCATGAGATGGAGATACAAATAAGTTCTAATGCATGTGGGCACTTCACTACTATTTTTCAGACCTTGCTCCATGAAATGGTACACTTAGCTCTTTATGTTCGGGGTGATGATGACTTTCATGAGCATGGTCCTAAATTTCTCCGTATTAAATCTGTTTACTCCGAATTATACAACTTCGACCCTAAAGCCATTTGAACCAGATAACCCTAGATAGCTCTGCGATAATAAAAATAAAAGATTTGTTAGCAGATGAAGAAGCACGTGGACTTAAACTAAGAATCTATGTGTCAGGTGGTGGTTGCTCAGGTTTTCAATATGGTTTTACTTTCGATGATACCCAAAACGAAGATGACTTTGTAATAGACCAAGATGAAGTGTCTTTACTCGTAGATGCTCATAGCATGCAATACTTAACTGGGTCTGTTATAAGTTACGATACTTCTTTAATGACTTCAGGTTTTAACATAAAAAACCCCGCTGCAACTAGTACATGTGGTTGTGGTTCTTCCTTCTCAGCCTAGCCCTAATTTTCAGAATTTTTTGCAAAATATTTTTTTCTTTGCCATTTGTCAAGTTGACGGGGGGTACTTCGGGAAAAGATGTGATTATTTGTGTAAATCTAAGAGGGGTTCGGGGCGCGTAGCTTTCCTATGGTTTGGGGGGGTGGGTATAGGGTAGGGGCGCCGTTATATAGTCATTCACTAGGGCGTGAACTTTGCGCTTAACCGATTTCATTTGTATAGTTTCATTCATGCGCAATACATTTTAGCGATAGGCATATCGCATTTACTTTGAAAGGTATAGTATGAAAAACTTAAACTTAAAACAAATAGGTTATAATCAAGCGTCATTCTCTGACAGTCTTAGAGGCTTAGCGCGTGGTGTTTATGAGGTAATGCCAAACTTTGATGAGGAACAGTCAGACGAAGCAAAGGCAGAACTCAACGCGGGTTATCAGTTAAGGTTCGCAGAGAATAACCCTAAGCTTAACCAGCATTTTATTGTGAAGGATAATGCTTACTTACCCGTTGACAAGTTAGCGTTTGATAATCACAAGGGTGAAAGGTTGCACCGAACTGTCGCGACTATCATGGGTTATACCCCACAAGCGTTTGGCGCGTTGCGAACTAGTAACCCACAATTGCATGGTCTTATCAAGGCAGACCGCGACGCTGTAAGTAAGTATTGCAGTAACCGCCTTAACGACCTTAAGAAAGCAATTAAGAGTATTAAGAACGAAGGTAAGCCACGTGAACGCGGAGCTACTAAGACATTCGCGCAAACAATTAAGGATACAATGGCAGACCTTAAAAAGAAATGCACTAACGCGAAAGCGCGTGGTGATGATACCGCAAACGAAAAGCAGTTGGTTCTAGCAATATCAGAATTCAATCGCAAATGGTTAGCGTAGTTTGACTAGGGGGAGCCTTCGGGCTCCCTTTTTTTGTGCCTAATTTTTGAAACCAGTTATTCGTAGCGAGAGTGTCGCGTGCGCGTTTAGTTTAATTAGCCATTCACTACAACGTGAAACCTATCCCCTGTTATATTCTTACACCATAATCCCTAGCCACCATCAGTTAAACACATAGCCCATACAAAATGAAACCAGTTATGTTCGTGACGGACGTTGTTTTGCGTGGTTGCGTGGGAATTCCCTAGCGTTTCCCCTAGAAGTTTATTTAGCCATTCACGTATGCGTGAACTATGAGTATCTTTGTTGATAGGTTTGTTCTTGACATATGTTCTGCGTGTTCTAAGTTTGTGCGTTGCAAGTCATTGATTATCCACGTGTTCTGTTTGTTCTGTGTTTTTTAAGGTATACATGGATTTGAGAAGTTACAAGACCAAGAGGTCGTTTTTCGCAGTGCAAACATCATTATTAACAAAAAATCGCAAAATGGCACATGCTATGTAAAAAACACAGAACAAACAGAACAAACAGAACAAGCACTAACTATACATAATAATAATATAATAAAATATTTAATAAAAACAAAGAGATACAAAGTAAAAAAGCCCTCAAAAACAAGCTAAAATTTGTTCTTATTTGTCAAGTTATATTTAGAACACGGCAGAACACACAGAACACGGAAAACTAAAAAAGATATGTAAAGTTATATGATTATATGTCAAGTTGGTATATAATGAGTATTATGTGGGGAGAGAATGTAACAGCTCACATAGTAAATAGGCATCAAAATTTAACCGA